GTCAACGTTGCACCACCTTCAGAGCCTGGCCGCTTCATGGCTGCCATCTCCTCTTCCATCAGCAGCTTCTTGGCTTCCCTGGCTGCATTGACGTAAGGCTTCATGTCAGCCGACTGCAGCTGGCGGTAGTTCTCCAGCAGCCGCCTGCCCACCTGCGGATCCATGTAGCCGCTGCGCACCAGGCCCTCAATGCGAGGGATCTCAGTGGCTGGGTCCTTGTCGTAAGTGAAAATGTTCTGCCGCTCGGTCTGGTCCTGCTGGACCTTGGTGATGAAGCGGGCAGACTCTGATGCGCTTCTCACGGCCGACACTGCACCAGGCCTTTGGTCAACCGGCAGCTGAGTGGCCTCTGCCATCGCCATGGCGCTGTTCTGCTCCTGCTCGGCAGGGGACAGCGTCGGGTCATTCAGGCGGTACTTGGCGACAAGTCCTGCGCCAACGTCCTCGCCCTTTTCCTTGTCGAAGTACTCAGCCTTTTCGTTGAAACCTTGGTAGGCCCCCATCAGCTTTTGGGTGAAGTCAAGCTGAGCAGCTGCGCCCGTCTTGTCCTTCAGTGAATTGACCAGCAGCTCGCCGTTGGGCCCCGCTTGGATGGAGCTGTAGATGACATTGGCCTCGCCAGCCAGGTACTGGAACCGCTTGAGGTCCAGCTTGCCGTCAGAGCCAATGCTGCCAGCCATGACGGCAGCAATCAGTCGGTCGCCCGCACCGCTCTTCCACCGCTCATAGCCGTCAATGCCAAGCGCCTGGCGGGCTGCCGTCGCTTGGTTGGACAGGTCGGCAATGGCTTGGCCCCGGTTCACCTGTTGTGCAGTGAACAGGCTGGTTGCAGTGTTTTGGTTGGCCGTCGACTCGTTGCGCTCTTTCCAGGCCAGGTGGTCAGCGGTCTGCTGACGGTTCATCTCTGCGTACTTGGCCTCAATCTGCGGGGCCATCTCCGCATACAGGACCGGGTCGTTGGGGATGCGGAACAGGCTGACCTGCGCTGCCTGCAGCCGTGAATCACCCAAGGGAATCTGATCCCGAGGGGTGCCGCCGATGTCGCCCATCTGGTTAAAACGACCAGCGGCGGTATTGATGTCGCTCTGCAGCAGGGCCTTGTTGTTGTACCGGTTGGCGTAGGCCAGCTGTAGCGGGCTCAGTGCCTGAACCTTGGCGTAAGCCTCAGCCGCGGCCTGGTCGCCGCTTTGAGCCTTGACGTACAGCTGGTCGCGCAGTTGAGCCAGCTGCTGGCCAGGGAACTTGGCTTGTAGGTCAACAGCAAACTGCTGACCGACCAGCTTGGCCCGTGCGTCATCGAGTTTGGCCTTCTCGACGTACTGCTCGCCAAAGGTCTGCAGGACTGGGTTGAAGCTGCCCAGAGCCTTGGCCAGGTTGGCCATGTCCTGGCTGGCAGCAGGCAGTTCAGGCGGGGCAAAGATCTTCGGCGGGCCACCGACCGTCGGTGCTCCTACCTGCTGGTACAGATTGACCGGCTCGGCCTGGGGCTGGATAGCTGGCTGACTGAGCGTCGACTGCGCCAGCATCCCTGGCGTTGCCATTTGCTCGGCGGCGCCAATGGTCCGTGGCGACGTGACCCGGCCGGTTTCACCGAAGGTCTGACCAGTGGAGATGCGTGCCATGGCGCCTTAGTAGAACTTGGGAATGTTGGCCCCGTAGGCCCAGGAAGATGTGCCCGAGCCTGCCCCAGTCGGTATGTCGGTGAGCTTGGGCAGGCCTGGCGGTTGAGCCGCCTTGAGTTTGCCAATAGCGCCAGCGGTGCTGATACCCGTCTGCACGCCACTAAGGGCAGCAGCAGCGCCCTGCAGAATGTACGGGGTGCTGCTGGGTGCCGACTGGTAGATCGGCTCAATCGGGTCAATGACAGGCTGCTGCAGGTACGGCTGCTGGCTGGCCAGTCGGCTGCCACGCTGGGCCGCAGCGCCCATCTTCTGCTGCTGCACCTGGGCCGTCGTAAAGGCCAGGTTCCGCTCCGATGCGTAATCGAAGGCCGCCTGCTGCCGGTAGTAGTCAGCGATGAGGTTGTCGACCGTGGCGCCAAGGCGGCCAGTGGCCCTGATCTCACCCCTTGCCTGTGCTCCCTGCAGGGCCGTTTGCCTTGCCTTCTGGGCCACGGCTTCCTGCTCCTGCATCAACCGCAGGTTCAGCTGGGAGATGTCGTTCTCGTAAGCCCGATCAGCCAGGAAGCGGTTTTGCTCCATGATTGCTTCCTGCTGCTGAGCCCTCAGCTGTTCAAAAGCACGGGCAGAACCAGCCTGAATTTGCTGGAAGTTGTAAGCCTGCTGGGCCTGAGCGTTGGCCGTTTCGACGTTCTGTGTGGCCTGCTGATAGGACGCAACGCTCTGAGCAATGCCAAGACCAGCCGTTAGAACACCAAGGGTGATCGAGACGGGTTCACACATGGCTCATCCTCACGAACTCCAGAAACGTCCGACCTTCATGCCCATAGTTTGAATGTTTTGCGATGAAGGTAAAGCCCATCCACCGAAGCCACTTGAGGTGGACCTCGTTGCGGGCATCGGCGTAATTGAACAGTACGTCGTACCGCTCAAGCATGGCCTTAAGCCATGGCTTTGCCTGCCGTAAGAACTGGATGCTGTTGGGCTTGTCAGTGACCAGTTCATCAGTAGCCAGCAGCCAGATGCGCCCCAAGCCATCGCCCTGGTCAACCACGCCCCACATGCCCACTGGCTTGCCGCTGCGGCCCAGCATCGTCATGCACGGAGAGCCCTTGAAGTAACAGAACAGCAAGGCCTCGGCTGGGGTCTGACCACAGCCGGCCATGACCTCAGCCTGATCTTCTGTCCGCATGGCGGTGGCAACGGGCAGGATGTCCGCGACGACCGATGGCCTGGTGTGGCCAGTCACATGCGTCCTGCCCTGGTGTGATACCACCCTTCCCATTCAGCTGACTGCAGCCTGCAGGGTAAGGCGCTGCTGCTGGCGATCTGAATCTTGGCGTCAATGTTCTGCGTCATCACAGGTACGCGGAACTTGCTGGTAGCAATGCCAGGCGAGCCAAGCAGGTCACCGTCGCCAGGGTGGATGCCGTTGTACGGATAGGTGTAGGTAGTGCGGCCCCTGGGCGTGACCTTGATTTCAAAGTGAGAGGTCTGGTCGAAGATCATCGTCCAGGTCCGCAGCTGCAGCTTGGGACCACCCACCACGGCAATGCCGCCGCCAGGGGGCTGCTCCTTTAAGTACTGGGTGCTGAACTCGTAGAGCATGTCGTACAACTCACCCACATAGAACTTGGCGTTGGTGAGGTTGCCGCGGACCACCAGGGTGCCGTTGCCACCAGTGCCACCAGTCAAGGTCTGACTGATGGGAACGATGACCTGGCCATGCTGGACGGTGTTGCCAGCGAAGTAGCGACCGACGACCGCCATCGTGCTGTTGGCCGCAATCGGGTACGGCAGGGTGATGGTGCTCTGGACGTCCAGGCCTGCAGGATTAGTAAGGGCCACCGAGCAGCTGGCCTCAGTCGTCTTGCGGTCCAGCAGGATCTCGATGCTGGTGCCGGTGTCGACGTTCTCAGGGCGCAGGATCACCTTTTCCAGGTACACGCCGTCGTTGTACTGGACGACCAGGTACAGGTCGCTGTCGATCAGGTCGGCCCCAATGATCGACTTGTCGCCCTTCACCTCCCAGTAGGACCAGGCGGATTGGAGCTTGGTGTCGCTCTGGAAAAAGAACTTGTAGAGGTAGACGCGCTTGGGTTGGTCCTTGCTGATGGCCAGGATCGTCTCCTCAGACGTGGTGGCGATCAGGTTGCAAAGGTTTTGCGGGACAAACCGCGGCACTGAGGACGTCACCTCTTCCGACGTGGGAATAGGGCCACTGGCGTCAGGCAGGAAGAACTCCCGCAGGCCGGTGAAGTCACCCTTGGGCACTGAGAAGTAGATCGTCCGGCCAACCCCCACAGGGTCGACGTCGTCCGTCATCTCAAAGGTGGTGATCGGCGTGATGGTGGCTGACTTAGGGGTCAGGGCCAAGGCGGATGTGGTGCCGCTGTCCAAGCGGAACTGGCCGTGGCGGCTGAACAGCAGCAGCACGTTGGCAAAGGCCAGGCTGCTGATCAGGAAGTTGATCTCCCGGCCACCGGTGGTCAGGTCAATAGGGTCACTGTCGACCACCGTCTGGACGCTTTCGGGCCAAAAGCGGTCGTAGCTGTCAGCAGCGGACAGGATGACGTTCTCATCCGCCAGTAAGGCCAGGCGGTTGCGGAACAGGTTGATGTTCTGGATCTTGCTGCCGACAAAAGTGGGCTCAGGCGCCGTGGTGGCATCACCAGCAATGCGGGCAGACCAGTCGAACTTCTTGAAGGTAAAGGTGCCGTTGCTCTCGCGGACCAGCACATGGGGCATGGTCGTGGCATCGAACTTGTAGACGATGCCTGGGCCTACGGTTTCCCTCCAGACACCAGGGCCAAAGCCGCTGCCAGTTGAAGCCTCGAACTTGACGTAGTAGTCGTCAGCTCCAGTGGTCTTGCTGCCTTGGATCTTGACCGTGAACCCGTGCTCGGCAATGGTTGGCAGCTTGGTGATGTCGTCGATGGTGCCCTTGATGGCACTGGTGTTTTCGGAAGTCTTGGTGTCGCTGCTGGACAGGGTGTAGGCACCACCGTCGGCCTTCTCAATCCGAACGATGTACTCGGACGCAACGATGATGTAGTTGGCCGTCCTGAACGTGATGGCGTCGTTGTTATTGATGTTGGCCGAGGCTGCGGGCGAAAAGGTCACCGTGGTCGACGTGACCGCTGTGACCCGCGCCCCCTTGGGGATGTGGCCAGTGGCATCGGTTAGGTACTGGCCCACGACCACGCCAGTCGTGCTGGCGAAGTTGGCCGTGGTTGTCGAACCGGTGGAATTGGTGGTCAACGTGGTCGCCACCGGATTCAAGCCCGTATTGGTGGCCAGAAGCCCCGCTAACTGGCTTGCAATGGTGATGGTGTCTGGAGTGCCGCTACCCACTGCAGGGGTCGTGTAGCTGGCCTCGGTGCCGTTGACTTTGATTCTGTAGGTGGTGCTGTAATCCGCCGCCTTGATGAACACCATGGACTTGGTGCCCCAGTTGGGGGACAGGTCGGCCGCCATGGCCACCGTCTTTTCCCGGTTCACGATGAAGGTGTAGTCCGCCACCGAGGCAACGCGAAACACGTTGCTGGGTTCACCCGTAATGTCCAGATAGCTGGTGCCATCAGGCGTGGCAACGGTTTTGACCGACCCATCCATGCCAAACACCTTGATGGCGTTGTCTTGGATGATCACCAGGTACTGGATCGTGCCGTCCCGGTCAACGATGGTGGTGAAAGGACGGTTGGCCCCGGCACTACCAGCAAACAACTTGCCGATGTTGTAGGCCGGAGGCCGCTTCTTCAGCCCTTCAACAGGGCTCGGCATACAGTTGACGACCTGCTCAGCCTGAGAAGCCAGGCGCAAGGCAGCCGGCTGCTGACTGACCCCATTGATCAGGTTGGGGATGGAACTGCTGACAAGAGGCATGGCTCAACGCTGCAGGGCCCGGCTGGGCATGTAGGTCATAAATACGCCGGTGTGGTTCGGATTGCCACGGAGCATGTTGTTCTGACTCACGTAGGTCTCCTCTTCCAGGAACAAGGCCCGTGCTTCAGCCTCAATGCCCATGTTGATCCGGGTCAGGTCTGCGCTGCCCAGGATGGATTCCTGCAGGTGCCGGCCAGCCTTAACGGCGATGTACTGGCGGGCGTGCTCAGGCAGCTCCTCCCACTCCAGCATGTAGGTCACATCAGCCTTGAGATTGTCCGTGAACTGGTAGCTCTTGGCGCGACGGTCGTAGAGCTTGCTGCCGCGCTGCACCACGTCCAGAGACGGATAGCTGTAAGGGTCAACTACAACCCGGCTGACGTTGGTTCCGACTGAG